TCGGTAAACGTATCAACGATTGCTTCTGCCACATTTGGTACAGCTAGAATTACTGGATCTACTGGGGGATTAACTTCACTTAATACTGGTTCTACCTCATTTAGTGGCGCAACACTTCAAGACCTTGACTCAATAACAAGTGGATCAAATATAACAACTGGAACATTTACAGTTTCTGGCGCAGCGATTGGTGATATTGTTTTTGGTGGACTTACTTCACTTAGTTCAAGTTCTGGTACTGCTGGAGTTCCCGCCGCAGGAGCAAGAATGATGAGCCAATTTAGGGTTGAAGGCGCAAATGTTGTTAGATACACAATTCTTAATACAGATACAATTTCACATGGAACAATTCCTGCTGGCACAATTTACGCAACAGCAATAAGGGTGGCAACTTAATATGGCAATCAAATTCAATCGCTCGCAGGCATTTGCAACCAACGGAACAGTTACAGCCGCAGGGTTGCACAACCTAATTGACGGTACGGACATCTACCAGGCGTTAATCACCGATCAGACGGCCATGACTTCGGTTGGTAGCTTGGATAAGCTATTGATTGCCGACTCCGACCTTACCGCAGCCGATGCACCAAGGTCTGTAACGGTAAATGAATTGTTTGAAGATGCGCTGACTTTAAGCACATATACGAATGTAAATGCCGTTAATTTTAAATACACAAGTGCAACAGGGAATTATACTCTTAGCACTGGTGCGACCATTACGAATGGAACGATTGCAAACGCAGTCATTCCTACCCTTACCGCTGGAACAACCACATCGACTGCCGCCACGATTACCTCTGGAACTATTCCAACACTTACAACTGGAACAACTATATCTACAGCAGAGATTGTAACTAGCGGAACTATTGCAACTCTAAATAGCACTACTGGAACTATTGCTACGCTTAGAAGCACAACTGGAACTATTGCTACACTCAACAGCACTACTGGAACTATTACCAATCTGTCCACTACTCTTGCTGGTGATTTCACAATCAGCAACGGAACTGGAACACTTGGAACAAGCGGAGCAACGGCTGGAACCTATGGAAGCGTAACCACAATTCCATTCCTAACTGTCAATGCAAAAGGAATAATTACCGCAGCGACAACTGGAACATTTTCATCAACTCCAGCGGATGGGTCTATAACAGCGGCAAAACTAGATGGCGCACAAACAGGATCAGCACCTATCTATGGAGCTAGGGCATGGGTTAATTTCAATGGAACTGGAACTATTGGGACTCGCGCAGTTGGAAATGTATCAAGTCTAACAGATAACGGAGTTGGCGATTATACGATTACATTTTCAACCGCTATGCCAGACGCAAATTATGCAGTCACTGGATCGGCTCAAAGGGCAAGTGGTGACGCAAATAGTTTTGTTGTGCTTTCTGTCAGCAGAACAGCGACACTCAGTACATCATCTGTACGCATTCAAACGATGGATAATAATACGAGTGGAGTTGATCCGCTTACAGTATGTGTCGCTATTTTGAGGTAGAATGGAGATACAATGAATAAACGAATTATATACAAAAACGCAGATGACAGAGTATCAGTAATTTGTCCCTCTCCTGAATGGAACGGAACTATTGAGGCACTTGCTATTAAGGATGTTCCAAAAGGTTTACCATATAAAATCGTAGATGTCTCAGAAATCCCGACAGATAGAACATTTCGCAATGCATGGGAGTACCAAGAATGATTACAATCAACCCCGATAAAGCCAAAGCAATTTGGAAAAACAAATGGCGTGAAGCGCGTAAACCTCTTCTCGCCTCCCTCGACATTGAGTTTATGAAAGCTGTTGAATCTGGCGATTCCTCTAAGCAGGCTGAGATTGCATCAAAGAAAAAAGCCTTGCGTGACGTGACCCAGACCGAGATTGTTGGCAACACACCCGAAGAAATTAAATCTGTTTGGCCGAGCGTGCTGAATTAGGGAAAGGTACAAATGACCCTAACTGAAATCGCTCAGTACGCTGGCGAGAAGGTTGGAAAAACTGACTCGGACACGCTTACTTTCTTGCAGAAGGCTGCAAGCTTGGCCTATCGGCGTGTATGGGATTTTGCACCATGGCGTGAGACTGTAACTAACTCAACCTATTCTGTTGGCACGACTCGCTTAATCACGCTAGGCACTAATGTCGAGACTCCTCTATCGGTGGCCTACAACGATGCAGAAGTTGACCCAATCGACCTAGCAACAATCATCAGCCAAGACCCAGGCTTGCTTTCTGACGAGCGTACTGGAGATCCAGACACATATCATTTTACTGGTCGCAACAGCAGTGGAATTGCAGAGCTAAATCTTTACCCAAGATTAAAAACTGCTGGCACAACTCCATTGCGTGTTGTAGAAAAGCTTAAATGTCTTACCCGCACAAACATTATTGTTGACTTTCCTCCATCTCAAGCCGCGTTGGATGACGAGCTTCGCTTACCCCACGTTCATCATTTGGTGCTTGCATTGACTCATTCAGACGCGCTTGAGCGTGAACGGCAGTATGCAAAGGCGCAAGCTATTACGCAAACCGCTAATGCTGATCTTGCTTTAATGGCTAACTACGAGTTGAGCCAAGTTGGAGGAGTCAAACAGATCACTCCTCAAAGTTTAGGCGAGTTAACCATAGAAGAAATGTTCTCTGCTTAGGAGGCATTCTCTTGTATTACTCAGATAATTTAGACGATCTTATAGCGTTTGACGGAATCCGCAGTTTTGCTGGAGGTCAAGCAAGCGGACTGCAATCTGATCTATTGGCCGAGAACCAAGTTCAGCAGTTGGTCAATATGACGCTATCTCCAAAGGGTAGCCTTGAGACGCGCAAGGGAGTTACAAGTTTTAGCACAACAGCAACAAGTCAAGAAGGCTCAATTGGAGGAATGCGGTATTACGACACATCGCAATCAGAAAGGCTTGTGGCCGTAACGCAAGGAAGGCTTTATACAATTGATGCAAATGGGAATGCGCAGCTGCGTCCAGCGGATGAAATATGGAACAATTTTACTGGTGCTACCCGTATTTGGGATAATGAAGCGCAACAATGGGCTGATGGATTTTCTACTGATTACAGCGTCAAAGTCAGTATGGCTCAATTTAATGACAAGATGTATATGGCCGATGCAGATGGACCTCTTTATTTTTTTGATGGAGCATCAACTGGTGGAACTGGAATCACAACAAGACAAAGTGGTAAGGTTAGGGCGATAACAGTCACAACCGCAGGCACTGGTTACACAAGCGCAACTGCAATTGTTGCGGGACCAGATTGGGGAGGAACACTTCCAACGCTAATCACAACAATTGCTGGAGGAGCAGTTACTGGTATTACTGTTGTTGACGGGGGATCTGGTTATTCTGGCGCACCAACAGTAACAATTATTGGTGATGGTTCTGGTGCTACCGCAACAGCAACAGTTAGTCCTCCCCCACTAAATTTAAGACTTTTAATCAATACTGGAAATAGGTTGTTTGGAGTTGGATCTTCAACAAGTAGAAATACACTTTATGCATCAGACATACTCGATCCAGCAATTTGGGATTCAACAAACAGCATTGTTGTCAACGCAGATGACGGTGACGAAATTACCGCAATTGTTCAATACTATCAGAATAGAATTATTGTATTCAAAAAGAGGCGCATATTTCAGGTAACAATACCTCCAGATGCAAATACTGCTGCCGATTGGACAGTTCAGTTAATTTCAAACAATACTGGTTGCGTTGCCGAGGGGTCTGCTGTTCAAGTAAATAGCGACATATTCTTTTTATCAGATGATGGAATTAGATCATTAGTTCGATCAGCAGCAGATGATTTTACATCTGTTGGACTTCCAATATCTGAAGTGGTGAAGGATGTTATCCAGCAAATCAATGTTGCAAAAATTGAAATAGCAACAGCCCACTTCTACGATAATAGATATTTTCTTGCCATACCAACAGAGTCAAATGATTATAATGATACAATTATTGTTTACAACACAATTCTTGGTGCATTTGAAGGAATATGGACTCCAAATGTAATGCAGTTTGCTCTAGCCAATTTCCAAAATCAAGGCTTGCGACTGATGATGAAATTGACTACAGGACAAATTACAAAATATAGCGGATACAAAACTCCTGCACAAGTTACATCTGCTGATTATCGCGACTTTGGTGTTTATACGACAACATCTGGAACAACTACAACTACATCAACTGGAATATTTGATTACGAGTCATCCGTTCGAACAAAGGACTTTAATTTTGGCGATCCATTCTCGTTTAAGTATGGAAGTCATTTTGAGGTTATATTTGATGATTCATTTTCAACAGATACAACGGTATCAATCCAGCGTGATTCGGATGTTGGGGATATAGATGTTCAGCCAAACCTAAACATATCAAGCTCTGCTCTTGTGCTTGAATTTCAACTACCAGCCCAACTTCCAACATCAGTAAAAAAGAAACTTGCAAGCGATCTTCGCAAGTACGAAAAATGGCGTTTATTGAACGTCAAAATTTCAAGCATAGCAAATAAGATGGCAATACGCCAAATCACGGCTGCTGCAAATCCAGACACAATCCAGACTCAGAAATCTCTATGACGGCTGTTGAATATATTGAGCAAAGTGGCGTTCCAGAAGCCATGTGGCCTAACCTGGCTGAGTGGTTTAGATGGTTTGAGAGGCAGGGGATGGTTGGTATTGTTGAGGATAAGGATGGGATTGCTGGGGTAGCTTTGGCTAGGTGCATTAAGGATGGGCAAGAGCCTAATCATTATGTGCATAGCGAAGAAGGCGAGAATGTGTTTGTTGATTTGACTATCTCCTCAAAAGGTGCTAAATCCTTGAGATGCTTGCTGTTGCTCCTTTGGGAGCGT